GATGTCGGTAGAAACCTACCTGCAATGTAACGCGCGTGTGCACCGTGCTGGGCAGAAGAACCCGTCCACCGTGGTGAACTTGCAGGGCAGTGCCGTTGAGCGGCGTATGTACAAAATGCTTTCGGATAAGGTCGACATCCACAACCGGATGATTGATCTTTATAGCGAATTACTAGAATAGTGGTACTTGACAATGTTAAAAATCAATGTACCATTTGGTTCGGAGTGTCAGTGAAGGAGATCAAAAATGAGCGAAGATATTTCAGTTGACAGACTTGTCTCTGCGTATGTCAAGATGCGTGATAAGCGTTCGGCGCTGTTGCGTGACTACGAAGAGCAAGATGGGGCAATCAAAGAACAAATGGCTGCGGTCGAGAGCAAACTGCTTGAGATTTGTAAGTCGCTTGGCGCTGATAGCCTCAAAACCCAGCACGGCACGGTGATGCGTAACGTCAAAACGTATTACTGGACTAATGACTGGGAATCCATGCACCGTTTTATCGTGGACAACGACATGCCGCAGCTATTGGAGCGACGCATAAGTCAGAACACGATGAAGCAGTTGCTGGAGGAGAACCCCGACGCCATGCCCAAGGGGGTTAACGTCGATAGCCGTTACTCAGTAACCATAAGGAGAGCATCCCGTGGATGAAACTTTTACCGTTGTGGAGGTCGCAAAGTTGCTGCGCGTTTCACGTCAGACGGTGTACATCATGATTCGCAACAACAAAATGCCGCACTTCCGGGTCGGCAACAAGGTACGCGTCAAGCGCTCTGATCTAGAAGCTATGATGAATACCACCATTTCAACCACCCCCGAAGTAAACCCCGATCAACTTGAGATCGAACTTCCAACTCAGGAGTAAGCCAACATGGCAAATGACATGACTCTTTTCAGCAAAGGTGACGTTGCAATTCCCGCGCACCTGAAAAACCTTGAACTGGACGAAACCACTAAGTCCTTGATGGGTGGTGCCGGTAGCGGCATGAAGCGTATCTCGATCCGGGGTGGCACGTTCCGCATGATGGTCGACGGCAAAGAGGTTGCTCAAAACGAAGATCGCGCTATGAACGTGGTTATCGTGGCGGCAAACCCCAACGTGTCGCGTCAGTATTACGAAGGCACCTACGCCGAAGGCGAGAAGGTTGCACCGGCATGCTGGTCGAACGATGGCATCACCCCCGACACCCGTGTTGAGGAGCCGCAGTCCGACAAGTGCGCTACCTGCAAGCAGAACATCAAGGGTTCAGGGCAGGGCGAATCACGGGCTTGCCGCTACCAGCAACGCCTAGCAGTTGCGCTTGAGAACGACCTCGGCGGTGGGGTGTACCAGCTTACGCTGCCTGCCACGTCAATCTTTGGTGCAGCAGAAGGCGGCAAAATGCCGTTGCAAGCGTATGCTAAGTTCTTGGGTGGGCACAATCTGCCAATCACGGTGGTTGTGTCTGAGATGCGGTTCGACACCAACAGCGCTACGCCGAAGCTGACTTTCAAAGCAGTGCGTCCGCTGGAGGCTAACGAGCTGGCTGAGTGCCAAGAGCTTGGTCAATCTGAGGAAGCAAAGCGCGCTATCGCGTCTACGGTGGCTATGGCTGATGGTGTTTCTAAGCCCAAGGCTAAGGCACTCCCCAAAGCAGAAGCCGCTGAGGAAGCCGACGAAGAAGAGGCACCCAAGGCTGAATCCAAAGAACCGACCAAACGTGCCAAGAAAGCTGGCCCCAAAGACGTAGCCGAAATCTTGGATGATTGGGCTGAATAAAAGGGGCCAAGATGAATCATCGTGGGTATTCACGTAAGTTCATCGAAGCAAATCGCAAAGCTGATCAAAGGCACATCGGGGTAGTGCTGGGGCGCATCTGTATCAACCGAGATATACCAATCAAGGATGTTTCAGAGCACCTCAGCGTTTCCCGACAAGTGCTTTATCTGTGGTTCTTGGGTAAGTCCCGACCTCAGCCAGCAAAACAAGAAATGCTAGAAGAACTTGTACGTAAATTACGAGAAAACGAGTGACCTGTCGGTGGCTATCGCCAGTACGCCACTGACTTTTTTGAGAGCGAACAATGACAACAAGGTCAGAATTTCTTACCACTGTACTTGCCGACGAAGGTTTGTATTGCGTGGTTGGGCTGAAGAAAAAACGACCGCCTGTACAAGAGTTTAAGGAGACAATCGAGGAACTTGGGGCACGTGCCGATGAGCTAACCGCGCAGGGATATGATGCGTATTTCGGCTGTGCTAAGTACCTAAACGACCAAAGCCGTGAAGTAGAAAACGCCAAGTGGTTTAAGTCATTTTGGATCGACCTTGATTGTGGCGAAGGCAAGCCGTACGATGGGCAAGCCGAAGCGCTAGCTGCCTTAAAAGAATTTATACGCAATACAGGCATACCGTTCCCGTATGTGGTTAACTCCGGCAGGGGCGTACACGCATACTGGCCGTTGACTCAGACCATATTTTTCAACGAGTGGAAGCCGGTAGCCGAGGCGCTCAAGCGTTTCTGCCTGAGCAATAACCTGAAGATCGACCTGCAACCTACGGCAGATGCCGCGCGGATATTGCGCCTGCCTGACACGTTGAACTTCAAAGATACGCCGCCCAATCCGACGTCGGTTATGAAGGCGGTAGACCCCATAGAAATCAGCCGGATTAAATCTATTGTGGGTGTGGTTGATGAGGACGATTCTGACCCATCGCTGCCATTCTCAACATCGGCACTACCACGCCGCCCAATGGATGCAACCACCCGCGCTTTGATGGGTAACAACATCTCCAAGTTCAGCCACATCATGCGGCGCAGCGCACAGGGCAAAGGTTGTAACCAACTGGTAAAGATTTATCAGGATCAGGAAGGGGTCGAGGAACCTCTGTGGCGGGCTGGGTTATCCATAGCGGTTAACTGTGAGGATGGTGAACTTGCCATACACAAAATCTCACATGGGCACCCCGAGTACGACCCGGTAGAAACCAAACAAAAAGCCGACCGGCTGATCAACCGCCCATACAAATGCGAGACGTTTGCTGGATTAAACCCCGACGGCTGTGCCGACTGCCCGATTAAGGGCTCAATCACGTCGCCGATTCAGATTGGCAGCACGATTGCAGCGGCTAAGCCCGAAGACAACATCATCGTCATGCACAACGCCACGCTGCAAGAGGATGTAAAGCTGGAGATACCCGAGTTCCCGTTCCCGTACTTCAGGGGCAAGAACGGTGGGGTGTATATACGTGGCGAAGATCCCGACTCTGACGACCCGAACGAGCGCGATAAGCTGGTCTACGAATACGACCTGTACGTAGTTAAGCGGCTTACCGACCCGGATGCTGGTGAATCGCTGTGGATGCGCTTGCACATGCCCAAGGACGGTGTGCGTGAGTTCTCAGCACCGCTGGCGACAATCGTATCTAGGGATAAGCTGCGGGATTTGTTTGCATACTATGGAGTAACTGCTTATAACAAGAAACTGGATGGACTTATGGCATACGTAACAAGATGGACAAACGAGCTTCAGCAACTGTATGAAGCAGAAAAAGCGCGCCAGCAGTTTGGCTGGTGCGAAGACGACACGAAATTCATCGTTGGCAACCGAGAAATCTCCAGTGCCGGGGTGAGCTACAGCCCGTCGTCAACCGCAACATCTGAAATCGCCGCCATGTACAGCAAGCGGGGCAGCATCCACGAGTGGACAAAAGCAGCCGATCTGTACGGTAGACCCGGTAATGAGGCACGGGCGTTCTGCTTGTTCGCGTCGTTTGGGGCTGCGTTATTTAAGTTCACAAACCTCAAAGGCGCTATCGTTCACCTGACGAATAACTCATCGGGGGTAGGGAAAACCACTATATTGCACATGATCAATAGCGTGTGGGGTAACCCGATTGAGGCCATGCTCACGCAGGAAGATAAGCTGCTGGCACGTATGAACCGGCTGTCGCTTCTTGGGAACATACCATCAACCATCGACGAGTTGACAAACGCCAAGGACGAAGAAATCAGCCAAATGAGCTACGCCATTACCCACGGCAGGGGGCGTAACCGGATGCAGTCTCAGATTAACGCTGAGCGTAGTAACTTGCTGCGCTGGGCACTGATTGCTTTCACGTCGGGTAACAAGAGCTTGTACGACCAGTTGTACAACATTAAGGACTTCCCTGAGGGGGAGCTTATGCGGATCATCGAGCTCAATATCGACAAGGCAGACGACATGTCGAAGGCAGAATCCGACCAAGCGTTCAACCCCATGTACGAGAACTACGGCGTGGCAGGTGAGATATTCATGCGCTACGTGGTGCCTAACCTGCCTGAAGTGCTCAAAATGCTAGCCAAGGTACAGCGTAGGTTCGACAAAGCGGCTAACTTTACCCAGCGTGAGCGGTTTTGGTCGGGCGTAGCAAGTGTGGCAATCACGGCTGGTATTCTATCCAAGCGCCTTGGGCTGCATAATATTGACGTGCAACAAGTTTACAACTGGGCATCAGGTGAGCTAGGCAGGATGCGCGTGGAAGTGCGCCCGGGTCGTTCGGGGCCGCTGAACAGCATCGGCTTGTTCCTGAATAAGCACCACTCAAATATGCTCATCGTCAGCAGCTTGGTGGACAAACGCTCAGGGCTGACCGAAGCGCCAATACAAGAACCCCGTGGGCCGCTGATCACCCGGTTTGAACCCGACACGAAGCTGCTGTATATCACCTGCAAGGATCTGCGCGAGTGGTGCAGTGAGAACCAAGTGTCGTACAAGTCGCTGCTTGCCGACCTAGAAACCGCTGGGGTATCCCGTGGCGTGGTCAAGAAAAGCCTATCCCGGGGCGCGAATATAGCCACACCGTCAGTAAGTGCGTTGGTGATTGACAACGAAAAGGCAGGGCTGATGGAGCCTGAAGATACCGTTTTACCCTCACCGAGTGATGACGATTGATAATAGTGGGGTGCCAGTTGTTATTGAGTGGCACAAGTTCGTTGTGGGAAGTTCTTTCTATGTACCGACGTTAACACCCGATGTATTAGCTAAACGTATAGAGAAAGAATGTAGGCAACGAAAGATACAAACTAAATGGCGATTTTGTTTTGAGAAGGGTATGCAAGGTATAAGGGTCTGGCGCGTAGGATAACGATGTGCTACAGTTCGCTCAGCACTGAGTTGTTCTCCTTATATTCAGCTGCTGATACTCCTCCTCTTCACCCCCGGCTAGCCCGGGGGTTTTTTTTAATCTTCGTATCCAGCGGCGTTGTTGATGAGTTCAGGGCGTAGATTACGCTGGAATGACACCCCGTGATACATGTCACGACTGATGCGATCCCGTGCCTTGACCGAGCGTGTGAACGTGCTGGGCGTTATATTTAGCCCGGGGTGG